TTGTGAATCCAAATGTGTATATATTCCTAATAAAACTTTTATGTCTTTATGTCCCATCCATGCTTGAGCTTGTTTAATATCTATTCCAGCTTTATATAGAATACAAGCAAAAGTATGCCTTAATATATGTGCAGTAAAATAGATGTCTTCATATTCTGTTTCTATATCCTTTAATTTTTCATTTGACACACTAGAAAGTGTGTCAGCTTTTAATTGTGTGTTAATTGCTTTTACTACATAGGATATTTTTCTTTTAAATGTTGTTTCAGACATCATTTTGTTTTTAGTGTTTGAAAAAATGTATTCGTTATTTTTATGCTCTGCTTTTAATGTTTGTAATTTTTCGAATAGTATATCAAAAATAGGAATCTGTCTAATATCTTCGTTTTTAGTATTTTTTACAACAGGTTGATTTTGTATAAATACAACAGCTTTATTAACAGAAATGTATTTATTATCTATATTAATATCTTTATATTGCAAAGGTATTAATTCTTCTCTACGCAAACCAGTGTATAAAAGGAATAATACCATAAACGCATTAGAATCGCTTTCTGCAAGTTTTTTTATTACAGAAATAGTTTTATCATTTAAAGGCTGTTTCTCGGCAGATTTGTGCTTTTTCATCTTAATTCCAATGGCTACATTTTTGTATATATAATCATTTTCCACAGCTTTATTTAAAATTTGTTTAATAGTAAGTAAAGCAACATCTTTTTTTCTGGTTATACCTTTTTTATCTAATTCATTAAGCATAGAAACAACATCAGACTGTTTTAAATATTTTAGTGGAATGTTACCAATATATGGGTTAATATGTAATCTAATTGAATCCGCATACATTTTCCTTGTAGCATATTCATTATCTGCTTTGTATATTTCTAACCATTTATTAGCCCAAGCAGAAACAGTTAGGCCTTCATCATCTATAAACATTCCTTTATGATTTTGACTTTTCTTTTCGATATATTGTTTTTCCAAGTCTTTTGGATTATCACTATATAAAGTTTCCAATTTTCCGTTTACAGAAACTCTTTTCATTAATCTGCCATCTGCTCGTTTGGTATATGTAAATGCCATAAGTCCTCCTAAATATAATTATTTTCTTTATAGTAGTTATAAGCTGTATTAACTAGTTCTTCGCTTACACCTAATTCTTCTGCGATCTGATAAGAATACTGACAGCCTTCTTCTTCCAACTTTAGTAGAGAAGAGACAGGAGCGAGAGTAGTAAAAGCCCACTTACGAGCCCTATATTCTTTTTTTCTAATAGTTTCTTCA